CGGATAATCAAGAATATAGAGGTGCTTTTAGTGATAATATTGACGAAAATTTACTTTTTTCTGATAGATTTAGAGAAGCTCGAATTATCACAGCAATTGTTGATTGGCAATATCCTCCTAATTCACTCTTGGATCTTCCAGACGAGCAAATACAAATAGGTTATGTGGGAGAAATTAAATCACTTGGTGGCGAAAGCTATACGCTTGAAAATCTTACTGCCTCTAGTATTAATTTAAGACAAAGTAGAGATGAAAAAACATCACCTTTTTGCCAATGGGCTTTTGGACAGGATAACGGTGATAACTCAGGATGCCGTAAACAAGTACCATTTTACGAGACTCAGGTTGCTGGGGTTAATAGTCAGAGAGACTTTGAGGTGTGGGGAGAATACCAAAATCTTGCTTGGGGAAAATGCACATTTACAGACGGAGCAAATAAATCAGCTACTTACGCAATTTACCGAACTGTTCCAATATTTGGAGGTAAAACTCAAATTCAGTTATTTACTGAAGCACCTGGCCCCGTAGCTACCCACGATGGCGTAATCCTTACTGCTGGCTGTGACAAAACTTACAATACTTGTAAAAACACTTGGAATAATGCTATAAATTTTGGCAATATCCCCAGTTTTGGTAATTTCATGCCCGGGAATGACTTTTTATTAAGCTCTCCAAAGCAAAGCTAAGTTTTTCTAAAGAATTAATTTGAATTCATAAATAACAGTAAAAAACTCTAGAATAGTTTTATTGATGTTTCCCTTCTGCCATGTATTATATTTCTGTTGCCAACCAAAGCCGTCCCTCCTATGTCGAGAATCACGATTTAAAAATAAATTTTAACGATCTTGGCACTGTTGCGGCTATTGTAATAGCATTACTTAGTATGTTTTCAAAAAATACTAAATCACAGGCTAAAGAACTTGATCACGAAACCTTTGAGAAAACGTCAAGGAAGATGGAGTCTCTTGAGCAAAAGCTAGAGAAAATGGTCGAAAGACTATCAACAGGAATAGAAAAACTGACTACATTAACAGCGCAACTTGATAAAGAGATAAGCCTTATTAAAGCAAAACAAGAAACTTTTTCTTCTATTTCTAATCAAATAGAAGGACTTCGCAAAAAACAGGAAGAACTTGATATACGAATCGGAATACTTGAGCATAAACCTTAACAGAATTGTCAACTTTACTAACTAAATTACCATGAAATTTCTAGAAGCGAATCGCAACACTATTCTAAAATCGCACCTAATAGACTCTAGTTCCGAAAGTCTTCCCCAAGACTTTAGAACAATCCAAATTAAAGCTGGACAAAAAGTGATTTATAATCAGATTCTCAAAAGAGAAAAAAATCACTATTTACTAGAAATAAAGCCCCCGATTGAGGGTAAATTTAATTGGTACGCTTTTGCTAGTCACTTTAACGACCCTAATCCCCCTGTAGTCCGCAAGGATCAAGTTGAAGGTGTGTTTGACAGGCTTAACAATAAAATTACTGATTTTCAGTTTCAAAAATTAGATGAGTGCCTTAAGAGATTTGACATTACCACAGTACAAAGAGTTCGACATTTTTTAAGCCAAATAGCCCATGAATCAGCTGGCTTAAGGTTTATGGTAGAAATCCACGACGGCTCAAATTATGAAGGACGAAAAGACTTAGGGAATACCAGACCTGGTGACGGCAAAAAGTTCAGAGGTGTAGATGCTATTCAAATGACTGGCAGAACCCATTATCAGGCATTTGCTAATTATATAGACGATCAGCGTGTTATGCAGGGGTGGTCGTATGTCAGCGAAAGATATTTATTTTTACCATCTGGGTTTTGGTGGATGAACAATAAAATGAACGAATTGTGTGACCGTGGGGCAACCGTTGAACAAATTACCCGTCGTGTTAACGGTGGTACAAATGGACTAACCGAAAGAAAACGATATTATGAAAGGGCGTTAAGATTTATCTAAAATCTTGACAATTCAAAAAGTAATCTGTATTATTTAGTTAGGTTAAGAGGTTATCATGAAAAAGGAATTTCGTCCGCTAATTCTACAGACAGCAGAAGGTTATCCGGCATTTATTAACTGTTACGAGATTATTACAATCACCTATTTATCTGCTGAAGATAATTACATAGTCGATGCGACTTCACAAGTGGGAATCACAATATCCAAGCATGCAGCTAAGGCTTTAATGGAAGCAATAACTACCGATTTATTTTTTTGCAGTGATGACGAAAGAAAAGTTTTGCGGAGCGATGGGACGTTTGATAGATTTTTTTAATATTTAGATTTCTCCTTGGGTGATTTAAAACAGACCATCAACAAAATGGTCTGTTTTTTTATATCATAGAAATAAGTACATGGCAGTTCTAATGGCAAAAAAGAAGAAAAAGGATGATCAAACACTAAGAGGTTCTCAGCGATCCCTTACTTCACCGGGGATCGTGTCAGTATCACGTCGCTACGATTTGGAGATTACGGAAAATCCTATCCGTGATCCGAGAATATCAAGAGAATTAATCGAACTTAATCAATGGTGCTATGAAGTCGTCCACGCCCTTGATATGGCCGCTTCTGATACCTTTGCATCTGACGATGGAGACGATCAGGGATGGGTAGTAGCCAAAACCCTTGATGATGAAGAAACTCCTATTAACTCAGAAGTGTTTGCCATTGCAGAAGATATTAGGTTAAGAAAACAAAATTTTTCAACCTACATGATTGGTGGGGATAGACTCAAGAAAGCCCTAAGATGGGCATTAGGGAAGGGAGAATGTTTTCTAGAGTTGGGCATTGAACGAGAAGGGTTATCTGCCAACAAGTCTAAAGATTTTGGTGTAGCAAAGACTCTTTATTTACCTACCTTTGAGATGTTTAGAAAAGAAACAGATCAAGGGGAACTAATTGGTTTCGAGCAAAGAAAATATGTCTCGGAGTCTGACCCTGATTATTTTTTTGAACCCTATAAAATCTGTCATATTCGCCATGAACCTGATTTTCTTTATGGTCGCTCTCTTTGGTTAGCTTCTTTAGATGCTTGGGCTGATGTTAAACAGGCTTTTGATAATTTGATTAGGGCATCTAATGACTTAGGGGTTTCTCCGACTCTTCATATTATGCCAGGTATTTCTACCGAGCAAGAAAGAATTTATGAACGAGAATTAGAAATCCGTAGAAAAAGCGGAATAATAACCGACCATATTCTCAGCTATCCTGGACAAGATATTCGTAAAATGGCTAATTTTAACCCTGATTTATCAGGATTAATTGATACTCTTTTGCAATGCCGGTACAAGCTAATTATCCCTGGATTCCCGACCTATTTCTTTCCAGGATTAGAATCAAAAGGGGGAACTAAAGAGTTATCCCGGTCGCCTGATCGTCGCTATTCTAGGATGAGATACGGATGGTGTCAGCTTCTTAGCGGTGCAATTAAACAGGTAATTGATACAGAAATCATTCTCAGAAAAGGGTTAGATTTTTATGCCGAAAATGCTAAAAATAAATATCGGATACTGTGGCCAGAATGGAGTGAATCTATAGATGGTCTATCAGGAGGGGAGGTTGAAGACACTGGCTCCGATTTAACCGATGAAGAAACTAATAAACAACCTGTTAAGAAACTAAATATAAATCAAAATGATTAATCAAATTATTCACGGTGATTGTTTTGATGTTTTAAAAAATATTCCTGATGGTTCTATTGACGCTGTAATCACAGATCCGCCTTATGGCATTGGATTGGCTAAATGGGATTCTGTAATTGATATTCCATTGTTTACCAAAGAAGTAAAACGAGTCACCAATGGCTTTTATGCGTTTTTTGGACAAATGCCAACCATGATTAATTGGATTAATTCAGCCAATAATGAAAAACTGCATTATTGCGAACATATCTCATGGGTGAAGAGAAAAGAAATGCCAGTATGTCCAAGATTAAAACGTAAACACGAAAGTATTTTGATATATTCACAAGACTCAACAAAAAGATATTTTAAGCAGACTGGATTATATGAAGACGTTAAAGTACCAGGATTACTGTTTGATGTTATCACAATACAAGCCATTCAAAGAACAATCAGTGAACTTAAAACAGGCAGAGAAGGAAGGATTTGTCAGCTTACAAAAGCAGGACAATTTGGTTCAGCTAATAGAAAACTTGGGAAAGAACACAGAAGAATTGACGGAAATGACACAAATTATACAAATGTATGGTCTTTTTTGCCTCCTGTATTTAATGACGGTAGACATCAAAAACAGTCTTATCTTCACCCCACAGAAAAGCCATTAGAAATCATGAAGCGATTAGTAGAAATGCTTACTCCTGAATGTGGGATAGTCTTAGACCCTTTTTGTGGTTCTGGCACTACTGCTTTAGCTTGTAAGGAATTAGGTAGAAATTATATCTGTATCGAGAAAGAATTAGAATATTATCAGATAGCTTGTAACAGATTAGACCAACCTATAGAACCTATTCCAGATGAACCGATAGAAGAACCAGTAGATAATTCTCCATTACAGTTAAAACTGTTTTAAATTTGATAAAATACAGTAAAACCAAGAGATAATTATGACAAATCTAAAAGCTTATGTTGTTTCCGATTCTAATAATAATGTTCTAGTCGCCAATATGACCAAACTGGAGGTTATTGAAGCTTTAAAAGATGAGGTGTCTAAGCTAAAAGCTCAGATCGGCGAACTTAACAAAGCAGAAACAGAAGCGTAAGTGGATTAGGGAACTGACAAAAAATAACTCTTGACTGTCAAGAGTTTATTATTTAATTTAAAGAGAAAATCCATGAATAACAATAACTTTGACGCTATTATCGAAGATTTGAATATCGAAGACTTGAGAGCCGAATACGCCGAATTAACCGACTCATACGATAACCTGATGTTTGATTATGAAACATTAAAATTAAAGGTAAAAATGTTAGAAATTAAAAACCTTAACCTAAAAGCTAAACTCAATAAATCAGAAAAACCCCAAGAATTAGTTTATGACGGATTAGGAGATAAATAACATGACAGATAAATTCAACCCAAAAGATAAAAAGTCAAGTAAACTTACCAAAAAGATGAGTAAAGAAGAATGGGAAATGCGAAAACCACTGCCGCCAGAAGTATTAATTTCTTCTTTACAAGAACCGATTCATAAAAACATTGGATGCTCTAAATTCGTTAAAGCATTGGAAAGCCCGATAAAACCATCGAAAGTAGAATAAGGTCATGGCAGATAAATTCAACCCAGAAGATAAAAACTTACAGCCAATTAGTCAGTTGCTAGAGAGAGCCGAAGTAACAGCCGATGACATCCAAAAAGCTATCGATGACTGGAAAAAGAAACCTCCGGATGATGAATTTAAAAACCTATTAGAACCTGAAATAAGTTATGAGTGATTTTTCTTTTAACCCTGCAACTCGACGCTATCGAGACAATCGAACGGGGAGATTTGTCTC